AGATGTTAAAAAACCTGTCCTTTATAGATTAGACTATAAGGTAAAAAAAAAGCCTGGCATAGCCAAGCTTAAATTTAATTTTATGTAAACTTTTATTAGAAGTTCAAGATACAGTAATCCATACCTACAGTCATAGTAATATTTTGGGCAGCTGATTCGTTATCCCAGTTATACTCACCAAAGTTAGCTGATTTAATAAATGCTCCTTTAATTACCCATTCGGATACGATATCGCCTACTGGGCCTAAAATATCAATAGTTAAGTCTTTTTTATAGAAATCGGAATAACCATCTCTACCTGTTACAGATTCGTGGTGTAAACGTACCCATTCCATTACGGCTTGTGCTCCAGAAGGTGTGATTGGATCAAATAAAGTTAAAGATATATCACTCCATTTTGATTTACCTTTTACTTTACGGTAAACATTAATGTGGTTAAGAATAACTTCGTCTTGAGTTACTTCTACAGCACCTGCTGTTTTAATAGTATATGATGGAATACCATCTATATACATAATAAATCTATTCTGCTGCTTTGGTTCAAAAGCTGTAAAAAATATTTCGTTTGGGTCTAATACTGCCATTTTGCTATATTGTTTATTTTATTATAAATATTACTAATTATAACTCTTATGATGGGAAGGTAGCTCCAGTTGGTAAGATGTTGAAATCTAGGTAAATAAATTCAGCAGTCTTAGTTGGTTGTAGATAAATTTGACCAACCATTTGGTTTCTATCGATTACATCCGGAGTGTTATTGGAATCATCCATAATTACTCTAAATGCGTATAAACCTTGACGTTGTTGAACGCTTTCTAGATATGGGTTAACTTGGCTCAAGAATTGGTTTCTTGTAGCAATTGTGTTTTGTTCAAACACTAAGTTTTGAGCTACTTGAGAAATGTAAGACTTAAGAGCAATTAATAATCTACGAACGTTTACTCTATCTAAAGCAGATGCTTGGGTTTGTAATGTTTTCTGTCCGTATACTACAACTCCAGTTCCTGGGAATGTAGCAATTGGGTTTACATTGCCCAAATATAGGGTATCGCGGCTAGATTGGGGTAGTTTTTGTTCTGCTCTAATTACAGTTGATAAACCACCTCTGTTAATACCTGCTGGGGCAAACCATGGCTCACTTACATTATCGTTGTAAGCATAAACTCCACCAATCATTGTTGAAGCTGGTACAAATACTCTAGCACCGGAATCTGGGTCAACTGTTTGAACCCACGGCCAATATGTTGCTGCATATGAAGTATTACGAGTTGCAGCCGCAGTTACAGCATCATTTACTATGCTACCGTAAGGAACTTGGTCTACTATGTAAATGCTATCTCCTCTATTTTGAGTATTAGTAATAATTGAAGTTACTGAAGAAGCAAAACCACCTGAGTCAATTAGACCTGGGGTGAATATTACATTAAATCTGTAATCATCTTGGTTAGATAACAGATTAATCATATTAGTATAGTTAGCACCTACCGCACCCTGAGAGTTTGATACTCCGGCTATAATTGCATCATAATATTTAGCTCCTGAACCTGTTGTCATGTTACCCGTACCACCAGTGAATGAACCACTAGCGTTTGATGGGAGTGAACTTGTAAATTGTGATTTTGGACTACCATCATTATCAAAATAGAATGGTGTATTATTAATTACACTAGAAACTCTTACATAGTTAGATCTATTAGTATAAGATCCAGTAACTGTAATTTGGTTAGTTGTAGAGTTATAATTTTGAACCTGGTCACCTAATACAGCAGCTACATAGTTTGCTTGGGTAGGGTCAAGTGATAAGTTTGTCCAAGTTTCTAATACAATAGGAGTATTAGTAGTATCGTTACCTTGTCTAATTAAAAGATTAAAAGTACCAGATGAAGTACTAGAATTTACAACTTGCCATCTAATGTTATTAATAGATCCACTTACTAAAGAACCGCTTGCACTTAATGAAGATGAGCTGTTCATTATATTACCCTTAGAGAGAGTTTCAAGAACGAAAGCAGGTTGATTAGATGCTGATACACTTGAGCTAATAGCAGTACTAGTAGCAGGGGCATAAGTACCACTTACAATTCTAGCTACTAATAAGGATTCACCTCCGTTAGCAAAATAGTTGTAGGCAGCTATTGAAGTAAAGTAAGTATAAACTTGGCCTCCACTAATAAAAGTACTACTAAATTGGTTTTGGAATTGTGAATATGTAGTAACAATAGTTGGGATTTCAACTGGACCTTTTGCTGTGGGGCCAATAATAGCTGCACCAACTGTTACTGGTTGTGAAGTAACTTGAGATTGGTCGTTCTCTCTCGCTAATACTCCTGGTGAAATTAAAGTTTCTGCCATTTTAATACTTAATTAATATTTTATTATAAATATGTAAATTTTTTTCAAAAGTTAAGATTTAATAAACTCACCTGTCTCAATATTAATAAAACCGTCTCCGTATTTTTCTTGAAGATTTTGACCAATTTGGGTTTGCTTTATACGGTATCCTTCTAATTCTTTTATTACTTCTTGCTTATCAAGATTTAAATTTTGTATTTGAAATTCTAAAGCACCTAATTTAGCATTTAACTCTAGATTTTTATCTTGCAACCATCTTAAATTTTGTAACTCTTCTTGAGAAAGTGGTATTTTATTTTCCATATGTTAATAAATATTGAGGGTTTCTTGTAAAACACCTATAACCATATTAGGGGTTATAGATTTAGTACATTCAAATTGTCGAGATGTTCCTTTATGATCGGGACACCAGTCCCAATCTCCTGGATTTAACCATTCACGATTAAAACATCCTGTACATATTGAAGAGTTTTTGGGGAATACTCGATTAGATTTAAATTCAGTATGTGGGTAACTAAATCCTGAGATTAGAACTACGGGTGTGCCCATAGCCCAAGCTAACCAAGATAAACCGCTACCAACACCTATAAAAGCATCAGCATGTTTAATATCGATCATTCTTTCTTCAATAGGAAAATCACCTGTTTTATTTATAATGTTTTTAAGGGTACCTCCTAGTTTTGAATCGTGCCATGAATCGCCCCAAGATTCTTGAGTAATCATTACTACTTTGTAACCTTTTTTATTTAGGTGATTAATTACGGTTTGCCACCCTCCAGGGTAGTTCCAGTATTTGGCATGTGCTGAGGCATGGGGTGCTATTATAACGTATTTTTCTTTAATGGCACGTTTACCTTTAGGTAAAGTAATTTTAGGTACTATTTCAGTATACTCTAAACCTAAAATATCGGTTGAGGTTTCTTGTAAGTTAAGAGTTTTAAAATCACGAGGTACTTTATTGTAGTTTATTACAGCATCACTTTCATAATGCCACCCTATACTGTACATAGCATATAAATCAAATACTTCGGTACCTGGGGTTATAAACTCTAATTCGGGGTATTCGTCTTTAAACCAGTCATTATGGAAGGTAGAAGTTATAACTTGACAATTCCACTTTTTTCTAAACTCATCTACATAAGGAAACCATGCTAAAGTATCTCCTATGGCTTTTGAGTCTAAATGAATATAAACTCGTTTACCTTCTGGGTTAAATTTATGTTCAAATACTAATTCGTTGTCACAGTATACTTGGACTAACCAGTTTATAAAATATTTTATATTAGTACGAGACCATATATTATTTTTAATAGTGGTACTATGTAAAATTTGATCATTATCTTGATTAATAAATAAAACTTTATATTCTTTATCTTCAGGACCTGTAATTTCTAAAAAAGCTCCATCAACAAAATTAACATTAAAAATGTTTTGTGGTTCTTTATAAGGAATATTTAAAATTTTTGTACTATTATATTCTTGTATTAAAACTTCTTTCATAAAAACTGTTTATAAATTTCAACTAATTCGGTTGTACGATTATACCAATCTAATTCTTTAGCTGTGTTAGCGCATTTATTTCTATATCCTTCCCAATTACTCATAATATCAAGTAAACCTCGGTTCATTTCAAATATATCACGAGGAGCTCTCCAAGCACCATGAAAATCAGTACTATGTTCCCAATCTGCTATAAGAGGTAAACCAGCAGCCGCTGCTTCAATCATAGTTAAATTAGGGTGGCCTGCTTCTAACATAGTAGGATGTATAAAGATATCATGTTCATGGTATAATTTAAGTAAATCAGTATTAGGTAAATCAAAGATAATTTTAAGATTAGGGTAAGTTACTGCCCATAAATGATTATTAAAAAAATGTTTATTGTTTGAGGGGCCAGCTACAGTAATATGCAAATTTTGAAGCTGAGCTAAAGCTATGCCATATTCAAATCCTTTTCGATCAAAACCTGGGTCGCCTGCTAATCCATTGTTAGCTACCATTAATAGTTTAGGTGATTGAGGTTTTTCTTTTTCTATAGGATAAAATTCTTCATTATTAACTCCATGTGCAAAGTATATTACTTTAGGATGATTAAAATAATCTACTAAATACCGAGCAGGAACTAATGAAACTATAGAATGCTCAATAGCTTTTAGATTTTCTTGGTAAACAAAAGAATCTTTACCATAGTGAAAAACATGATGATCATGTAATTGAAAAATATAGGGAATGCCTCGTTCAGCTAATTGTATAGCTAAATTAGCTACGTGACAGTGTACAATATCATATTGTCCTGGGGAGATCCAAGATGAGTAAGCTACATCGGTTTGATGACCTTGTTTTTCAAGATTACATTTGAATTCCCATACAATTTTTTCTATAGCCCCCCAACCTTTAGGAGGTATAGATAAACCACAAGCTGGGTCTACTTGACAAATTTTCATTCTGCTGCGTATATTTCGGGACTATTTTCGTCCATTCCTTTAAATTCTTGTTCAATAATGCTGAAACCTGGAAGATGTTTAGTATAAATCTTTTCTGCTGTTCCTACACTTAATTTAGCAACGTTGCACACCCACATATCAAATGCATCCCAGGGAAGTTCTTGAAATAGATGTTGAAGTTTAGGTAACCATTCTTTATTAATTAAATATGATTGAGCAGGAATAAACGGAGAAATATTTGTATAAATATCTTCAATTTTAGGTCCGTTTAAGTTACGATTTTGATGGGGATTTCCAAATCCAATTATATCTTGATTTTGTTCTTTAGCAATTCTACTAAAACGAATTAATGAATCATATAATTCATAGTAATCCGAATCAATAATAACATCACCTTCAAAAATTAAAACATAATCGTAGTTTTTATTGTCTTCATTTATAATAGCATCTCTATGAGCAATAAAACAACCATAATGACCGGGGGCTAATTTATAATATCCAGGTTTATCTTGAACATCGTCAGGGCGATTACAAGTATCTTTAGGAGGTAATTCTGTCCAAATTTTATTTATACGTTGTTCATATACAATCCCAGTTTTTTCACAAAAATCTTTTATATTTTCTACTGAACGAATTTCTTTAAGATTAGTTTCAGGTTCAGTAACTAAATGCATTAACTTAATTTTTGGCTTATAGTCTTTAAGCTTAATCCACCCGTTTTCTGGGAGTGTGTTTTTATAGTAATTGTAATCTATAATTATAGTTTTAGTATCAAGATATTTACTAGAAATTAAATCATAATTTTCTAATGTAACTGCAAATACATCTTGTTCTGTAAAATTAGAACAATCTATAGTTACATACTCATAAGTTTTATTTGTAACTTCTATAACTTTATTTAATATAGTTTCTTTATTTTTAGTTACTCTTAGTTTAAGTAATCTACTATCTTTACTATTTGAAATTTGAATATAAGGACAGAATAGTTCAGGATGGTCTTGAATAGGAAGTATTGTAAAATATTCTACTCTAGAAAAATCTTTATGAGTAAAGTATTTATTTAATTTATTTCTAAATACTTCAAAATTTTCAAAGTGTATATTGGATAAAGTTTTTACACCATTATACATCAAATTTTCTAAACTGTTTGTTTCAGAACCCCATTGATATTGTAAAGCATTATATTCTTCTGCAGTATTAATTACTGGGAAGTTTTCAAGGTAAAATTCAGGTTTAGCAGCCGCAAAAAATGTAGTTACACATGGTCCTTCTTGTTCATGACGTAATTCATAAAAAGCATCTTGATTATCTAAAATAGATGAAATTTCATTTAAATAAGTTCCATCATTTATAATGTAATCGAAATTTAAAAAGAATACTTTTTTTATACCTAAGGTTTTAGCTAATATACACCCATTATAATAATTTGTATAAACTGTAGGACCATGATACACATCATTATCTTCCCCTTTTAAATTGATATAATTATCAAAGTTTTCAGAAGAGTACCAAGAACTATTAAAAAATGTATGTTTTGTTAAAATATTATTTTTATCAAAAATACAGTAATCAGATATAGATTGTAATTCTTCTGGAATTGGGGCATGGGAAACAAGTATAATTTTTCTACCAGTCTGTTTAGCTTTTATAATACATTCTTTAGTTGTATTTGTAATACTATCTGTAACTGGGTATGTTGAAATTATTATAGCTTCTTTTTCGGGTTTATTAATTTTAACATCTAATTTAGAAGCGATTATTTCACAATTTTTTTCAAAATTATTGAATTCAAGATAACTTACTCCTTTAAAATCGTCCCAATAATTTAAATAAACTGGTAGATTATAAATTAAAACTGGGATTTGGTAAGAAACTGCTTCACGAATTACTAGAGGCATTGTTTCTTTATCGTTGTTTGTTCCCCTAGAGGTAAACAAAAATAAATCCATAGCCTGATAGAATTTATCTACATCTGTACGTTCGTTCCACCATGTTAGATTAGAAGGTTGGTTTTGAACTAACGGTTCCCAATACCATTTGAAATTATCTGCTCTATTTCCTAAGCTATGAAATTCTACATCAGGAAACTGTCTTGCGTATTCAAAAAATTCTGCTTGGTTTTTACGAGAAGTGTACAGTCCTACGTGTAAAACATGTTTTTTATTCGGGTCTAAACCGAGATTTAATAACGCTTCAGTGCGGTTTGGACGCTCCACGTATTCTATAGGATAATATACAACTACCTGCGGTATATCAATGTCTTTATATTGTTGTATCTGCCAATTAGATACAAACATAAATTTGTCTGGGAAGAATTGTTTAGTAGAAGTGTCAAAAGATGAATCGTGTGATGTTTCTACTATAATGTATTTTCTATCCTGGGTATATATTTGTTTAGCTATCTCTCCACTCATAAAGAATTCAGGGATTTCTTCTAAGTGAACTATATCGGGTTGGACTTTATTAATAATGTCAATAAGTTCTTGTTTATCTTCTCTTAAAGTAAAAAACTTATCAGAATCTACTAGGTTTACAATTTTATTTCTAGTAACTACTAATACACCACCAGTACAATCTACCCA